CTCCTCATGGCCTTTCGGCCCACCAGTCCTATTGGACCGGTGCCTTCAAGAGCTTGATGCCGACGGCTCTTGGGCGTCCAGAACGTTCAAGATGCTTCCCGTCGACGGATGGCAATCCGCCTCTTTTCAGGAAGAACTTGAGAAGGGCACCTTCACCCGAAATCGGAGATTTCGGAGCTTTGGCAAACACCTTCCAACCCTTCGCAACGGGCTGGTGTGTGTGGGGGTCAGTTGAGTGGATATCCAAACTTCCATCTCGGTTGACCCTGCCCAGCAACGGAGAATCTGGACCAACATGCGGAAAGTATCCATTTAGGACACTCAGCATGTGTGCGTCGATCAAATCGACCACACGACGATAACCGTAATCGTGCAACTGATTACGGAAACTCGTCCAGGAAACGATCTCCGTGACGTCCTTCAGTGATGAAGGTGGTACTGTGCGAAGTTTCACGATGGAAACATCGGAACCAGCAAAGTATTCCTTCCCACAAGACTCTCTGAACTTGCCAGTCCAGAAAGACTTGTGGCGATTGACCTTGAACCCAAAAAGCTCAAGGTTCGACATCACTGAGTGCGCGTATTCTGCGGGAACGATAATATCATCCCCGTAGATTCGCACCTTTCCTCTGTATGACTTAACGTCTGCAGAGGTTAGGCGGCGTCCAACAGCATCTTCTATTCCGATGAAGACGATAGTCGTGAAGACCATCGCCTCAATCGGAAAGCAGAGTGCTGAACCCATCGAAGCGAACTTGGCCAGGGTATGAATACCGTGACCAGGAACATCAGCCCGATAAGATCGGCTACTTTGGACAGCATCACGTAAGTGAGTGTATCCAGAGAGCAGTACCTCAACGAGTTGATTCGAGACGCGATCGCTAGCTTCACTGAGATCCAGAGAAGCCAGAGAACCATCAAGAGATCCCTTTTTCGCCAAGCGCTGATTAGGAGTTTGGTCGGTAAAACCGACGAAACTCCTTGAGATCTTATCGGTCTCAAGCTCTTGGACAAGGGCCTCTGCGACGGCCTGCTGTGCATATTGCATGCACGTAGGCTCGATAGCAATGATGCGAGGCGTCTTGAGCGTCTTAGGAACTGAGATGACCCTAGAGGGCCTCTCATCCTTAGGCGACATGAATTGGACACGGTCCAGGTTCATCCAGAACCTGGGGCTTGGCAGGAGGAAGTCCACACTGTGGAATCCCCCGTCATCAAGCCGTTGGTGCCATACTTGTAGATCGTATTTGCGGTTTCCCGACAACCGATCTGCAGTGGCACCCGGTCCGTGTTTTGGAACGAGTTGTCCTGTCCCATGGAGAATATCCACGGTACTGAACACCCGACCAAAAAGCAGGCGAGAAATACGGCGGAACTTAGCAAGATCCTCGCTAGTCCACGCCTTCTCGGCCTGTTCCAATTCTCTGTCTGTCTCGATGTACTGGACAAAGGCAGACCTTTCTCGCTCGACAGAGCAGGGAAGGGCTATCTTTGAACACAACCTGGTCAGCTGTCGTATAGCATAGACAGCATCTAGGTTTGGTTCATCGAGTAGGACGCCACTTGTACGCTCGAACACGAGCTCAAGGAAACCTCCGAAAAATCGGGGGAGACCCCCATGACGTCGGAAACCGACGAAATGGTCGTGAGCGACCTTACCTAGGTCAAGGGCTTCATCGAAGTCCTTACCAAAGTCAGGAAGGGTGATAGTTAAGAAGCTATCACCTTCGTGCTCAATACGTCTAGAGACCGTTTGGAGGTCTCTAGTGGTGCAAACGCGGCATCGGTCACCCAGTTCTTGGGCGACCTCCCTCCAGAGTAACATGGGGCTTTTCATCTGCTCCCTTTCTAGGGTAGTAGACTCCTTGCCCTGTTACTGATCCGTCGAACTCAGCTTTCGCCGCCAAGAAGCTTGGCGATGTTAGCGCCGCTGGTCGCCGAGAGATTCGCAAGAAGCGCATCCACGGAGGCCTTAGCAGCGGCAGTGTCGTATCCGGTGGGAAGATCGACAGTCAGCGACACAGTCGTCGACTGGTTGATGTTCTGGCCAGAAACGAGAGGATTCGCAACAAGCGAATCCGTCTTGAGTCGAATGGTGTGACGCGTCCGGCGGCCATACTGATGAGCAACGCTCATCTGCAGGGCACGGTCGGCTGTAGCGAACTCACCGCCAGTGGCGGTAGAGCCGGTACGGTTCAGGGTCTTTGCAGAACCTGAAACGGTCACAGTCTGAGGATCAGAATACAAGGCATTACTCTTTCTGGGTGATGGCGGCTTTTGGCCGCCCTGTGTTTAGGTGTCCTCCTTGTGGGTGACACCTTTCAGAGACAGTGACCCTTGTGGGGACTTATCTCGAGGCTCTTAAAGAGCCTTGGGACCCCGGGTCAAGCCCAGAGCCCCCAGGATTGTCCACTGACGGTCTGTGAAGGCCGTTGTGTTCAATCCAAATCCGTACGGTGTTGCTTTTACGCGAGTCTTCGTTTCAACGAAGAACTTGTCGTAAACACGTGCAGGATGGTTGACGTAAACCGTCGTAGACGGATTAACAACACCCATCCAATTCGTGCGTGCGTATGTGCGCGTGACGTTTTCCATCACGTACCCATACTTCAACACCAGGTTGTCAGACTGGAACGCGGACACGTTACTAAGTATCGGGCCCACGTTGGCAAACCAGTCGACAAGCCAGCTCCAAGGTGCAAGATTCCACAGGGTCTCGGGTGTTAACTCGAGACCGTAAAGAAGCCTTGCCTCTGCCACAATACGAGACAGCTCATTCATCCGAGCTGGCTCAAAGTGGTAAAGATAGCAGCCTGAAAACCACTGTTTGCGAACAGTGTGATCAGACGTCATATACCTTGGAGGAGATGACCAGTGGAATCCGATGCCAGACGGGGATATTGTCCCTGTGTCTTGAATCTGGTTCATCAGAGTCTCGGTAGGAAGGAGTCGCTTACGACTCAGCTCACGCCCTGAATTCGCTTCAAGCGTCTTTAGAATCCTTTCGGTTTCTATGATCGCCTTAGAAGCGTTCTTCAAGTCTGAGACAAGAGGTTTCCACCCGAATTCAACATTCAGGTATTCAGAACCAAGGTTCTTGAAAAAGGAAGCTCTGTTCTTCAGAAAAGCAGAACCAATCATTGAGGGCAAGCCCTCTCTGAAAAGTTCAGCAAGCGCGACTGATCCGTCAACGACTGGACTAGTGGGAATCGTTTGACTAATGAACTTGGTTCCGAGCGTAGTGAGGTTGCTAGAAGGCAATCCTCCACGCGCGTAAGCCAAGACTTCACTGTCAAGCGGGAAAGAGGTTTTAGTGAAAATGGAAGGACTAGATCCCACATAGGGAATATAGTCTCCATCCCACACATCCGTGTAGTACAGGTCTTTCTTTTTATACTCTGCGTGCCCCGAAGGGTCGCGAGTATAAACAGTTTTCCAAGTACTAAACGGACCTCCTTCATCCCGCACACCCCGGCCTTTAGGCCAGTTGTGTCCTTCCGAAGTAGTACGCTGTCGAGAGAAAATCGTCAAGGCCGTGTGCTCTTCTTGAGTCACGACACCGTCGCTATTGCGAACCTGAACATGGTTACGCGGTAAGACGTCGGTACGAAGAACTCTCTCCTTTGTGCTACTAACCATCTCCAACCTTTCGGTTACCGTACGGAGGGTAACATTGTTATGCCCGGCTTGCGCCAGGTGCCCCG